AGGGGCTTCTGACCGGTATATGGAAAGCATGGAAACGAGAAAAAGTTTTATCCTCTTCCTGAGGAAGAGAGAACGGAGGGACGATCCGTTTTATACCCTGGAAGTGAAGTGGAACGGGGGAATCGTACAGGCCTATGGTGCCTATGACCGGAAACCGGAATGGGAGCAGGTGAAAAAGTTCCTGGATGGGTTTACCAGAAAAATAAAACAGAGAACTCGAAAAGAAATCACACCGGCAGCAGCCGCCACAAACAAAGTGATGGCCGCCGCTGCAATCTGAAAGGAGGAAACCGTGGCAGACAGCCATGGTAAAAATAGATGGAATATTTACAGTTAAGCCGGGATGAATATACCCGGAGCAAGGAAAAAATCAAAAAGGAACTTGGCGGGATCGTCAAAAGCTTCGTGCAGATCGGCTGGCATCTCACCCGGATTGATAAATCGGGAGCTTATAAGACAGATGGGTACCAGACCATTGCGGAATTTGCCAAAGCAGAATATGGTCTCAGCGCCACGACTACAAGCCGTTTTATGAATGTATACGAGACCTATTCCATCGAAGGAGATACCCCGGAGCTAAAGGAACAGTACCGGGAATACAATTCTTCCCAACTGGTGGAACTGCTCCAGGTCAGAGAAGAAGACCGGTGCGTGTTCCAGCCGGAAGCCAAGAGGGAGGATATCCGGGAGTTCCGTCGATTCGAGAGAGAGAATGAAGGCAGCGTGGATAACCTTCTGAACTGGAAGGAGGCAAAGACCGCAGAGGAGAAGATAAGTGCTGCGATTTACGAATTCTTCCGCGAGAACAAAGAAATCCTGAATACTTTATACGAAAAAAATCCGGAATTGAAAGAACTTGCGGAAATGATTGCCCCATCCGGAAGCAGGAGTTACCGGAAAGGGACAGTCTTCCTGATGTTTTACACGCTGGAAAAAGGGATCCTGATTAAAGTATTCGGAGAACAGCCGGAAGAGATGTCATACCAGAAATTCGTGGAACAGGCAAAACAGATCTTTGACGGATCAGCAGCAGGAAACCATACCTGGGAAAACTATTTCGCAGAACCGGAGAAAAAAACAGACGTACCACAGCCGGAAGAACCAAAGGAATCAGAACAGATCCCCGGCCAGGACAGTATTTTAAACCATCCGGAATATATGCCGAAACCACAAATTGCGCCGGCGCAAAAGACAGAGGAACAGAAATACAAGGAACAGCAGGCGAAGATTGACCGGGAGACCAAAAGGAAGCTTCAGGAACAGGAAGACCAGAAAAAGATGGAACATCTTCCAAGCGACGAAGGACAAAGGGTACACCAGATCCGTCTTGCAGGCAGCTATTACGATCTGGTGGCATCCGGAACAAAAACTTTTGAACTTAGGAAAAATGACAGAGGGTACCGGGCAGGGGATCATCTGGAGCTGATGGAGTTCAAGGATGGAGGAAACACCGGACGTATGATAAAAGCGGAAATCACCTATATCCTGGAAGACTATACCGGACTGGAAGACGGGTATTGCATTATGGCGATTGCCGTAACCGCAGCTGATTAAGGGTGCAACTAAAATCCAATATATCACACAAATAAAGGGGCGGTCTTCCGCCCCGGAAAGGAGACTATGGAACAGACAGGGTTGTTATTCCCAAAAACACCAACGAAAAAGAAAAGAAAACACCATAAATCAAGCATTTTGCAAGATAAGAATCATACCTGTTATCTCTGTATCTTGCCTGCGATAAGCACCGGGAGGACTGGCGACAGCAGATGCTTGAGAAGTTTGATAGGAGGGAATGAAGCATGAAAGTACCCAAAGAAATAGCAAGTAAAGCAGAAAGATACGAGGAGTTAAAAAAAGAAATAGATAAACTTTATGAGGATCTGGAAGAATTTGCGAACGAACATGGATTTGAAGATTTTTGGGTGAGCGGTTTTGGAGTATCCCAAGAACCGGAAGGCGAAGAGCAGTCTGACGGAGAATACTGTGACCAATGGATGCGAGGAGAAGATTCCGGAGATGGAATATATTATTATCCGATCGAAGAAAGCACACAATATTTCTGGATAGCGTATTCGTTTTGATAGGAGGGAATGATGGACGAAAAGAAAGTTAGAGAAGCAATATACTGTATGAAAGCAAGTATTGGTGAAACAATGTGTGAAGAGTGCGTTAATTACTACAAATGCGACCACACCAAAATGGACGATATGATGAGGAACGCAATCGAAGCACTGGAAAAGCAGCTACTGAAGAAGCCGATAGAAATAAAAGAAACTTATACTTCTAAGATTGGAGCGTGGAAAATGAATAGGAAAATTATTTTTAAAGCAAAGAGAAAAGATAATGGTGAATGGGTGGAAGGCCTTCCTGGATACGATATCAACGGAAATATCACAGAATTAGAGGTGCATAAGAAAATCGGCGATTGCCGGATTTATGAGATTGATCCAGACACCCTCTGCCAGTTCACAGGACTTACCGACAAGAATGGTGAGAAGATTTGGGAGAATGATATTTTGATAGGTTGTGGAAACGACAGAGATTTATCAAAAGTTGTGTTTGGAAAATTCCATGTTATTGATGCAGAAACGTTAAGAAGAGTCGATGAAGTTATCGGATGGCATACAGAAGTGATTGAAACAGATGCGTTGAGCAAATGCGAACCGTTTTGCCTTCCAATGCCGTTGACAGATTTTTACATTGAGAGAAGCGAGTTTGAAGTTTACGGAAACATTTTTGATAATCCAGAGCTGTTGGAGGTGGAAAGAGAAAAATGAACGTATTAGAGAAGATTTTGGAAGAGATAGATAAAAAAAGAGAAAGTTTAATAGATATGTTTAATGACGAACCAGAATTATGTGATGTAGAAGACTGGTTTGATGAGGGAGTAGATAATGGAAAAATAAAAGCCTATTGTGATGCGATGGAAATCATCCGTTCCCACATGGACGAGGTTACAAATATGTCTGGAAAAAGATTAATTGATGCAAATGCACTTGATGATGAAGTAATGAATTTTTTTCTTGCTATTACAGGAAATCCGAAGCAGACAACAGTCGTCAGAGAATGTAAGGAATCATTCAGAAGAATGATTGATGAGCAGCCAACAATATATGCAGATGACGGTTGGATTCCGGTAAGTAAACGGCTGCCGGAAGTTCCGGAAGGAACAGAGGATTTTTACTGTCCGGAGTTTAACGTCACAATAAAAGACGCTAGCAAAGCCACAACATTAAAATACGCCCCAGATGAAACGTGGTTTGATGATTCAGGGGAAGTCTATAATGTGATGGCCTGGCAGCCACTTCCAGAACCATACAGACCAGTGGAGGATAAACCATGAACAAAGACTGTAGCGGCTGCTTCGGGGCATCTTTTAATGATTGTCAGAGATGCCAGGAAGAAGCTGAAAAAAGCCGGAAGGAAGAGACTCAAGAACTATTCGAGGAGGTAAAGCATGCGCAAAGAAAAATTTGACACTTGCAAGCACGTTAAAGAAGTAGGACAGATTGCAATATATGTCCATCCAACATGCCGGCAAGCAACGATGATCAAAGGCATATTGGTGTCAAGTAAGAATAGATGTTGCAAGTGTCCGTATTGGGAGGGAAAACATTATGTACAAAAACAGTGAAGGATATCCTGATCAGACACAGGGAGATGCTATAAATGGTGTCAGAAGAGAAGAACGGCAGCGAGTCCTGGAACATAAATACGGGTATAGCCGTGGGCAGAAAATCATAGTCGAAGCAAAGGTACGAGAAGATAAAGGTGGTAGACGTATTTTTGTGAAAAAGAAGGTTACATACACAGTAAAACAACTTTTCCCGTATTGCATTCTTCTGGAGGACAAGCATGGACTTCGAATCTGCCCAAGCTATGCCAGATTGGAAGCAATGCAGCGGGGAGAAGAAGAGGAATAAAAAATGGGAGGAAAGACCGATGGATATCATAACTGCTCTTTCGCAATATTGTGAACTCCGGGGAGAAATAAAGGACCTTAACCAGAGAATAGAAGCGGATCAGAGGAAACTTGAAAAAATTGAACGGGAAGGAATGGTATCGGATTCTGTTAAGGGCACAAGAGCTGATGGTACAATCGGATCTATCCGGATCACCGGCTTTCCTGTTCCAGAATACGAAAAAGTAAAATCTATGATTAAGAAACGGTTGGCAAAATTGCAAATTATGGAAGAAGAGTTGCAGGAGGCTTTAAATGCAGCGGATGATTTTATTAATAAGATTCCGAAAAGTGATTTAAGACAGATGTTTCGGTTCTACTACATAGATGATATGACTTGGAGAAGAGTTGCTACAAACATGAACAAGAGATTCCCGAATAAAGAGACACCATACACAGAAGACAGCTGCAGGAAGAGACACGACAGGTTTTTGGAAAAACACGAAGTTATTTAGCAAATGTCCGTTCATGTCCGCTTAATCTGTGATAGTATTTAAACTGGATTTAGTGATTTGACAGCATCATTAATCCTCCATCTTGGCAGCCAGGTGTTACAGCTTGGCTGCCTGATAACAGAACATCCTTCCAAACGGGAGAAGGTATGAGCCGTAAAAGCGAGCCGCAGGTTCGATTCCTGGTGTTCTGGTTGCTTAGGGAAAACTATAACCCAGTTGACAGTGGCAACACTTTCGGCACAAGAAGGCATCTGGCAGCAGTCAGGTGCATTTTTATATAATATTTAACAAAATGTGTATAATGCGTATAAAAAGCTTGACAATGCGCATAGTGTGTATTATAATATAAACATACTAAGAAAGGAGCATTGCTGAGATGAAGTTTAGAGAACTTGAAAAGATTTTGCTGGAAGATGGCTGGTATCAGATCAAGCAGAAGGGCTCACATCATCAATACAAACATCCAGTAAAGCGTGGAAAGGTTACGATACCTGAACACGGTGGAGATATAAATATTGATACAGTGAAATCAATTAAACGGCAGGCTGGAATATAATTTCCGGCCATGCCATACGTCTTAGTAAAGCTCGGTGAGAATAAGGAGGTTGTTACAATGAAACTTATTTATCCAGCGGTATTTCATCCGTTCTCAGATGGAACGGGAGGATATACGGTTGAATTCCCAGATTTACCCGGATGCATTACGGAAGGAAAAAATCTTCAGGAAGCATACGAAATGGCGATGGACGCCGCTAGTGGATGGATTCTTGGAGAATTAGAAGATGGGAATTCAATTCCAGAAGCGTCTGAATATGCAAAGGTAAAATCAAAAGGAAACGAGCAGGTTAATATCGTGTTACTGGATATAGACAAATATGCAGAGCAATACGGTGATAAAGCAGTAAGAAAAAATGTAACTATTCCTGCATGGTTAAATACTTTTGCTGAAAAGAAAAAAATTAATTTTTCACAGGTTCTTCAGGAAGCAATATTGGCAAAAGCACATCAGGCATAAAAGCTACAGGAAAGGCACTCGGAATAATCCGGGTGCTTTTCTCATGCAAAAAAGACTATTATCGTACAGCGTGCACAGCCCAAGCAGTATTTGGTTTTACTCATTAGCCGCATACCTCCTTTCTGACGGCATCAATCGGATGTCGTGTATGGGGCTGGCAGGACTGTATTTCTCATAAATAACAAAACGACGAAAAGGAAGGTGAGGTGAGTGCCGCGCAAACCAGATCAACGAGTAAGTCAGGCGGAGGAGATGTTCCGAAAAGGCATGAAATTAGTTGAGATTGCAAGTCAACTAAATCTTCCAGAGGGAACGGTTCGCAGGTGGAAATGTACCCATAAATGGGATAGCGAACGTTCGGATAAAATAACGAGCGTTCGCAAAAGAAAAAGAGGTGGGCAGAAGGGCAATAAAAATGCCACGGGACCACCTGGAAATAAAAATGCTGAGAAGTATGGTTTCTTCAGCAAATACCTCCCGGATGAGACCCGGGAGATTTTTTCTGCCATTGAGAAGGCGGATCCGCTGGATCTTCTCTGGCATCAGATACAGATTGCCTATGCTGCTATTATCCGGGCACAGAAAATTGCTTATGTGAGAGACCAGCAGGATAAGACTATCGAGAAGGTAGAAGAAAAGAAAGGCAAAATCATTGGAGAACGATGGGAAGTACAGCAGGCATGGGACAAACAGAATGAGTTTCTGAAAGCCCAGGCCAGAGCACAGGGAGAATTAAGAGCTTTAATCAAGCAATATGACGAAATGCTGCATAAAGACTGGGAGGGCGCTTCTGAAGAGCAGCGCTGCCGGATTGAACATATCAGAGCGCAAACAGAACGTATTTCAACAGTGAATCAGAGTGGAGACGAGGACGGTGTGGTAATCATCAATGACCTGCAGAAAAGAAGTGAAACTATCGGAGATAGTAATTCCGAAATATCAGGAAGTATTTGATTCCAGGTACAAGCATATCATCATGACTTCCGGTAGAGCCGGAACCAAGTCGAGCTGTGCTGCAATCCGGACAGATTATCAGATTGTATCAGACCCATTTGCTTCTGCTGTGGTATTACGCAAGCATCACAATAAGTTAAGGAAAACGGTATATAAGGAAATGCTGAGAGGTATTAACCGGCTGGGAATTCCGAAGAATCGCTTTTATATCACCAGAAGCCCAATGGAGATCACCTATAAAAAATATAATACCACAATTTACTTTTCTGGATCAGATGGTATTGATGATACCAAAGGTATTATTGATGAGGATAAGCCGATTAAGCTTGTTGTGATTGATGAGCTGACAGAGTTTTTTGATGATGGCGAAGGCGAGGATGAGCTGGCGAACATAGAAGCTACTTTCGTCCGTGGAAACAGCGCCGGATTTCAAATGATCTATCTGTACAATCCTCCAAAGAATCCCAATGCTCCGGTAAATGTCTGGTGTAAGAAAATGGAAAAACGTCCGGATTGCATCCACATACATACAGATTACAGGGATGTACCTGTGGAGTGGCTGGGGCAGGATCTGATAGATTCCGCAGAAGCAATGAAAGTAGCAGATCCTAAAATGTACCGTTGGACCTGGCTGGGAGAACCGGTTGGAGTAGATGAACTGATTTATTATATGTTTTCGGAGCGTCACAGACAGGTGCCTGATCCAGAGCGTGTATACGAAAGAGTATATATTGGCGGTGACTATGGACAGCAGAATGCAACAACCTATCAGGCTTTTGGCCTTGATACTTACCAACATAAATTGCAGGGGCTGAACGAATTTTATCACAGTGGAAGAGATACCGGAAAGCAGAGAAGTCCGTCAGAATATGCTCAGAATCTCATAGAACTAATGGAAGAAGTTCATGAACAGCATGGAACAAGAGTTTTTTATATTTATTTGGATCCTTCAGCGAAGGGCTTGCAGGAAGAGATAAGAAGGTCTGTACATAGTACAGCTCTGGATTATTCGGTACTGATTCGTGATGCGGAAAATGATGTGGCGCTTGGCATCAGCAGAGTTCAGAAAGTGCTGACTTTTGGAATCATGAGTATTGCGCCGGCGCAAGAAAACCTGATCCGTGAAATGGGGCTGTATCAGTATGATAAAAAATCTATTGAGAAAGGCAAGGAGATTCCGGTTAAAGAAGAGGATCACGGATGTGACGCAACCCGTTACGCTGTCATGGGGGCGTGGAAGTATGTAAAACGATGGTTGCCGGCAGATATCGAAGAAGAACATTATGAAGTGGATATATCAAAGATGGAGATGAAAGAAGATGGATATTTTTAGTTATTTTCGCAGGAAGGGGATCGATACTCTGGATGCGACTTTTTACCGGAAAATTGAAGAATGGAAAAGCTGGTATAACGGAAATGTCCGTAATTTTTCTTTTTATCGGGTATACACCGGACAGGGAAGTTATACAAAAAGAAAAAGAAAAACAATGGGTATGGCAAAGAAAGTGTGTGAGGACATTGCAGATCTGCTGTTAAATGAGCGGGTAAAATTTGTTTTTTCGGATGATGCAACAGGAGCTTTTGTGCAGGAAGTCTTGGATGAAAACCAGTTTCTGGTGTTTGGAAATGATTATCAGGAGCGCAAGGCTTATACAGGTACGGTTGCTTATATACCTTATCTGTATGATGCAGAGATTGAAGCAGATGGAGCGGTCACTTCCGGAAAGATTGGCATTAACTATGTGAGTGCAGGTAATATCTATCCGGTAAGCTGGCAAAGAGGAAAGGTTACGGAGTGCATCTTTACATTTCCGCATACAGTAAATCGGAAAAAGTATATACAGGTACAGCATCATAAACTGGAAAATGGGCTGTATGTGATTGAAAATACAGTTTTGGAGGCGGTCACGGGCAGTAGGGAAGGGAAGGAATTGAAGCGTGAAGAGTGGAAGCAACTACGTCCATTTAGAAACCTGACTGCAAGGATAGAAACCGGAAGTCCGGATCCACAGTTTGTAATAGACAGGCTGAACATTGTAAATAATGCGGATGCAGATGAGAGTAATCCTATGGGCATAGCTATCTTTGCCAATGCGATAGATACATTGAAAAAGCTGGATATTGAATTTGATTCTTACTGCAATGAATTTGAACTTGGAAAGAAACGTATCTTTGTTGCTCCGGAAATGATGAAAAACATAGATGGATCTATGGCATTTGATCCGGAAGATACGGTGTTTTACAAAATGCCGGATGATTACGACAAGGAGAAAGAGGGGCTGATTCATGAAGTGGATATGCAGATTCGGACAGAGAGCCACAGCAAAGCAATTAATGATGATCTGAATTATTTGTCGCTGAAGTGTGGATTTGGTACAGAAAGATATCGTTTTGACAGTGGACAGGCGAAGACTGCAACAGAAGTAATTTCGGAAAACTCAGATATGTATCGAATGTTAAAAAAACATGAGATTATATTGGAGGATGCGATACGGCAGCTTATCAAAATTATTATCCGGTTAGGCAGGATTTTAAATTATCCCCTTAATGAGAATACAGAGATCACTGT